GACCGCTTACGCGATCTTCAGTTCCACCGCAGTCTTCGTGCGGAGGGCGCGGGTGCCCACCATGCGACGACCGATGAGCAGGGTGCCCTGCTTCTCCGGCTGATCGACGACCTGGAAGCCCAGGTCCTGCACGACCACCGACGCCGCAGCGTAGGGGGTGAAGACGATGCCGCGGGTGTTGGTGTAGTCGCCACGGTAGTAGGCCGGGATCGACGTGTTGTTGGTGTCGTTCTGACCGAAGACGCGCGAGGCGACGTTGCTCTTCATGATCCATACGTCGTCGAGCGTGGTCAGCGAGAACTTCTGGATGGTGCCAGCACCGCCGTTGTAGTCACGCGACAGGGCGCGATCCGAACGGGCGATCATGTACCACTGCGCCGGCAGGAGGACACCATAGACCGGCTGCGAGTCCACGGGGACGCGCTTGGTGTCCATCGCTTCCTTGGCCTGCGAGACACCGTCGATCAGCGTCTGCGCCGTGGTGGCGAAGCCGGCCGAGGTGAGCTGCGTGCCGCCGCTGTCGCCCACGAAGAGCGCGCCGCCGCGGGCCGCCTTGATGACCGCACGCATGACGTTGGCATCGTAATGCTCCGCCAGCTCGCGGCCGATGGCCTCGGTGTACGGGCTGCGGATTTCGACGTCGAACAGCGTCTCGTCGATGTCCGGGATGAAGACCGAGCTGATGAGCTTGTCGTCCGGCGAGATGGTGACGTCCTGCGACGCGATCTGACCGCCGGTGATCTCCACACCGGGGGTGTGGTATTCGGCGCTCGCGTTCCAGAAGGCCGGGAACTTGACGCTCTTGGCGCCCGAGAGCGACTGCGTCTTGTGCTTGTCGGCCATGATCGTGGTGGCGTCATACGCCGTCAGGACTTCGCCGCCGCGCACATCGAGCATCAGCTCATATGCGTCGGTGCCGCCCTGACGCTGAGCAGCGCGCGAAGGAATGGAATTTGCCATGGTAATCTAGTCTTTCTGGAGGTAGGGTTTCGGTGAGCCCATTCGTCCTTCAGGTCCGTGCGGTGACGGAGGTTGTCCCCTCAGGGAGCCTCACTCGTCCGGATTGTCTTTCGGCAGCTAGGGTGATGGCCTGCCCTTGACATAGGACAGCGGGGCAGGCCGTATTCAGTTAGCCCCGGAAGGGGCCGGAACGAGGCGTGACGCTCTTTACGGTGCCCGCCTTGCGGGAGCGCTGGAGCTTCTGGATTGCCTTGACGCGGGCCTGGGCATCGCCCGACTTATCCGCGTTCTTCATATCGGCGAGATACTCGTCCTTGGACGTGTAGACGTCGCCGTAGTCGCCACCGCCACCGGGGGTACGGAGCCGGCCTTCGCCGGGGTTGGCCGTCCGGTAGTCCGCAGCGAGCCGCTGCACGGTCTTGGCGAGGGTCTTCGGGTTCGCCAAGCCGGCATTGAGGAGTTCGATCTCCTCCTTGTCCAGCGTGGCGCCGAAGGCCATCAGCTCATCCAGCGGGATACCGCCGGCGGCTTCCTCCGCCGTGGTGCGGATCGCCGCTTCCTGCGCCTTGACGGCAACAAGATGGGCGTCGATGGCGGCCTCGGGGATGCCGAGCTTGACGAGAGCCTCACGGCTCTCAGCGGACAGCTCGCCCCCATTCGCAGCGTAGTCCTCCTGAGCCGCAGTGATAGCCGTAGCGACCGCCTCGTTGCCCGCAGGCTCCTTGGCTTTGGTCTCTTCGGCTTCCTTGCGTTCCCGCTCGGTCTTCTGCTCGGGGGTCTCCTGAGCTTCGGCTTCACGCTTCTCGCGCTCGGCCTTGGCTTCCGGGGTCTCCTCCTGGGTCTCGGCCGGCGGAGTGCCACGGGTCTTTTCAAGTTCCAGGTAGCTCTTGAGGAGCGCCTCCTGGTTCACCACGCCCTTCTCGGCGTCCCAGAATTTCTCCGGGACGGTCTCGGGGCGCTGGGGCTTGCCCTGATCCTGGGGACGGAACTCCTGTGCGGGAGCGCCGCCGCCGTTACGGCCCTTCTCCGCGAGCGCTAGGGTCTCGGCGGAGAGCTGGGTTTCCTGTTCGGTCTGCTGACCATCCGGGTTCGGGTTGTCGGTAGCCATACTGTCTCCCTTACTTCAGGTTGGTCTGCTTGATGCCGTTGCCGAGGTCGATCTCTTCCGAGACCGTGCCTTCCGGCTGGACGTCGATCATACGGGCTTCGTCCACGCCATCGGAGATGACGATCTTGTCCCGCTCTCCGGCCTCACGGACGTTGTCTCCCGCACGGTCCAGATGGGTGTTGGTCTCGACGACGATGCGAACGTCCTCCACACGCTGAGGCCGGAACTTATCCAGCGTTTCACGACGGGTCTCTGCGATGAACGCATCGCGGACCTGATCTTCCCGCTCTGCCTGGGCGAGGAGGGCTTCCTCTTCGAGCGAGAGCGGCGCCGGTACGGCCGGCAGGAGCTGATGATCGTCGGCGGCTTCCGGATCACGGACTTCCGCGGCGACCGGATCGGTCGGCTCCTGGTTCAGGACGACGTCCTTGCGGGCCTCGATCTGCTCGACCGTGGCGTTCTCCTTGCCCGGCTCGATGCTGGTCTGGTCGTTCGACTGTCCCTTCACCGGGTTTTCCTGGGGGACCTCGGCGGGCGAGGCATCGGCCTGACCGACAGGCTCGACCGACTTCTCCTCGGGGAGGGTGTTGGTCTGACGGGCCTGGGCCTTGTTGCTACGGGACATTATTGGTTCTCCTGCTGGAGGGCGCTAACCGCCCCCTTGGCAATCTCAGGGACTGCGCCCATCGCTGCTTGGTTCTGCTGTGCGGCCTGACTCTCCTGAGCCTGCTGCTCCTCGCTCTTGAGCAAGGTGTCGACGTCCTGGACTCCGAAGCCAACGCCTGCTCGGCGAGCGACTTCCGTGAGGTTCACCACGCCAGCCAGGGCCGGGTTCTGGAACCATCCAGCGACGGCGGCCATCCAGTCAAGGATAGCACGGGTCTCATGGTTCTGACCGAGGGCGCTGAAGCCGGTGATGATGACCGGGGCTACCGTTGCCGGCAGCTTGGGCGCCTTCTTCTGGCGCTCCAGGATGTAGAGGAGGCGGTTCGCGTAGGGGCGCTGCACCTCCGCCGACAGCACGGTATAGGTGCCGCCGAGCGCATCTTCAAGCTCTTGGGCCACAGCCCGCACCTCTTCCGCCGTCACGCGCTCCGCGTTGCGGATGGTGTTGGCCGGCATGAGGAACGCCTGACTGAGGCGACGCTCGGTGTTCTCGGCAAGCTGCCAGACGACATTGAAGTCCTGGTTCTTGTCGAGCTGGAGCGTGCCGATGCGGTCAACGAACCCGGTCAGGAAGTCGCCACTCTCCGCTTCCGCCAGCTCCTCTACGTCCACGCCCGCGTTGGGGTCGACGATCCGAAGGATACGGCTTGCCTCGGCGGCAAACTTCACGATGGCCTTGGTCGCATCCTCTAGTGTGAGGAAATCACCAGCGTATTCGGTGACGTATGATCGACCGTAGTCAGAGCCAGGGACAGCCTGCCAGCGAAGAGCCTGCCATCCGGCTTTGCCAGCCTCAACAGAACCGCGGCTACCAGGGACTTCCAGCTTGTTGATCTCTTCAAAGTGCTCAATCTGATCTCCGATCCTGCGGATGACAGTGTAGATCGGGACCTTTTTCTCTTCTTTCGAGGAGTCCTGATCTTCGTCATCACTCTCCAGACCCACCGCCGAACGCACACCTTCCTCCAGCTCGGAGGGGTATATGTCGTCTTTGATGACC